CCAGCAGCGGTATCTCCATCTGGAGTAAACGTACCAGCGGTAAGGTCTCCGACACCATCAAGTGTACCCTGCATTGTAACGTTTTGTGTTCCCGTAGGGATTTCAATTACATCAGCGTCCGCGTCATTCTTAATGGTAACGTCGTTCGTGCTACCCTGACCGGTTAGGATTAATCCTTCGGCAGCGGTGTAACCAATCGCAGCGTTGTCGCCAGCAGCGGTGTCCCCATCAGGCTCAAAGGTTGCTGCTGTAGCGACACCAGTTACATCAACAGATGCTAACGTGGAAGTCCCTGAAACATCTACGTTACCGTTGATGTCGATAGCCGTTGCCGTAAGGTCAATTTCGTCCGTAGCAGCGACAGAAAGAACAGTAGCGCTAGAGCCATGAATAAACTGGCTAGCGTCGTTAAACTGAATCTTGCGGGTGCTGTTTAGCAGAACACCTGTATCAGCAACGTGGGTAAGTGTGGTATCCGTGTCGGCACCAAACCCTAATACGGCTGCGTCTGATTTAAGAGTTAGGTCATCCCCGACAGTAACATCGCCAGCCATATCTACTTGCGTTGTGCCTGTGGGAATCTCGATTACATCTGCGTCTGCGTCGTTCTTAATAGTTACGTCGTTAGTTGAACCCTGTCCGGTAAGGATAAGACCTTCAGCAGAAGTATATCCCATCGCGGCATCATCACCTGCAGCCGTATCACCTGTAACAAGAAGGGTTCCTGCGGCAGTAATATCACCAGTAGAAGTAATAGCGCCCGAAGCGGTTATAGCAGCGGTCGTAAGCGTACCAGTGACGTTGGTTATCGCTTCAAGGACGTTAGTACCATCGCAAAACAAGATAGACGTAGTACCATTGGGTATAGCAATTCCGGTACCAGAAGCAGTCTTCAGGGTTGCTGCCTGACCCACAGCGTTTTTTACAACATATATCTTGGAGATAGCGGGGCAGATAACCGTTGCGGCATTGGTGCCTAGTTGATCTCCTGAGTCAGTAAGACTAAGCATCGCCGCCCTAGATTCTGCGGTGGTGCCGTTCGCTGTCGTGAGAGTATGGGAGTTAGTAGACCAACTATTGATAGTGCTGTAGCCAGCAATAGCCTCCTCAATCATGGTGGTTATATTGTCGTTTACTACAGTACCCCAAGATCCATCTAGCTCCCCTTGAGTAGGTTTAGCTAGGGCTAGTTTGGGTGTATAAGTTGTTGCCATTTGTCTTACCCTCTACGATCACTGCCGCTGTAACATAACATCACGTATAGTTATAATACAGCAGCATTTTGCCAATTCGGTGTTTGAGAAGTGCTTATTGCCGCGTAACTAGGTGTTTGGCTTACATCCACATCAGACCAAACAAGAACAGTGCCAACAGCGCCAGTTGCAAACACTCCAGTAGCCGGAACATCTACGGCCCCTACTACCTCTACGCTCGCTAAAGCAGAAGTGCCTACAAGCCCGGTTACGGAAGTGTTAGCCGCACCAGAAACTGTTACAGTGCCTAAACCTGACGTACCTGCTAGCCCGGTAGTAGAAACCGGAAGTGCAGTATTCCAAGCGCCTTGGCCCCAAGTACCTCTCCCCCAACCTCCTAAATCTGTGTTCGACATTACTTAAACATGCTCTACGCTATACGTATGATAGCAGCGCTATTCGTAGCATTAGGGAATTGAACTACAAAGTTACCCCCTGTGGAAGCCTTATCCGCCCCAAAATCTAGTACAGCTACAGCCGGGTTACCAGAACCAGAGTTACGGTAGATTAAAGCACCACGAGCCGTAATTGTTGCATTACTCCATGTAGCATCTGCAAAATCAAGAAAAGCAGTGGTGCCAGATCCGCCATCAGTTGCTGCGGTAGAGATAGTAAGGCTTTCGCCTCCCGCCGTGTAACCAGTACCGGATACCTCGTTACTCGTACTGTAAGCGGTTGTAGCCGCGCTTAACGTAGCACTAGACGTATACAACGCTATTTTAAACGTATCGCTTGTATTAGAGCTAAAATCCATCTCGCCGCCAAGGAGCGCCACTTTGAAGGAAGTCGCCATTGCTTGTGTAATCGCCATAATATGCTCCTAGCTTACCGCTTGTCGGTACTGACCCGAACGGTATGTATCTTCTCGTAATTTACCATCAGCAAGATTTTTTAACAGGCCAATAGATTGTGCGTATAGTTTCTCATAGTTGGTTATAACGTCTGGCTCGCCTTTCATAAATCGAATAGCTTCAATAAGCGCTCCATTTAGCAGGGCAGAGTCAAAGTTATCGCCCAACCACGTTGTGCTAGCTGTAACAATAGATGCTGGGTAGTATCCGTAATGTAACTCTACTGTGTACCCGCTGTTGGGTGTCGGCCCCAGTATAATTGCATCTTCAGAAAAAAGCGCATAGTGCGCGGGTACACCCGTTGTAGCAGGGTTGGGGTAGGCTTCACGTATAAAATTAACATCTTTATTTAAAAGATACGTGTATACACCACTACTATCTAATACTGCTAAACTATAGACATAAAGAAAATCTGAAGGAACAGTTAAATACTTATTAGCATTAGTTAAAGTACCAGTTTGGTTTCTACGCAAAGCGGGTATTTGCACAGAATTAAATATCTTCTGTTCTGCTTGATCTGTAAACATAGCAAGCTGTGCATCTGTAAAAGTCATTTCACAGATGTCTTGTATGTTAGTTTTTAACTCTGTGTAGTTCATATCTCATTAAACTCCTAGGAAACAGCCACTACAACGGTGCCTACAGACCCATTAGCTTTTAAATCATCGGGGGTTAGCTCAAAAGGATCATTACCATGACCAACAGGCTCCCATCCCCACTGTATACCTCTGCTGCTGTTATTACCGGACGCTCCAAGACTCGTATCAGGTCTTGGGTCTCGTAAAGCCTGTGGATCGTCTACAGGATACTCACCTTGGCGGTTCTGAGGGTGGTCAGGATCAACAACATCTTTGCCAACACGCAGTCCGGTCTTAATACCGTTACGAACTTCGTAAACAAGGTCTCTTAACGGATACCTAAATCCTGTACGGTCACAAAACCCAAAAGCATTTTTGCCAGATGCGAATCTACTGGACATCGCTACACCCTAGCCATACGCGGCACAAAACGTGCGGAGGTCTTATCTCTATCTTCCCCTGCGGCTAATTCAAATTGTGCCTCATACTCTGCCTTTAACATAGGCAACCTAGGAGCAAGTTCGGGGTCTTTCATAGCGTTCTGATAAGCTAGACCAGCTACTAAACAAGGCAAAAACCGGAAGTTCATGTCCGCAGTTTCTACACCACTACCCGCATCTTCAATACGGCGCATACGCCAATATATAAACGTGTAATCGTTTGAATCGGGTACAGGCCAAACATTTATACGAGGGGCATCAACTAAACGTTCTATCCAGACCTGTATGGGCCTACCACGTATTAGTTTGTTAGGGATCGAAGCATACGTACTCACACTAATCCGACTTATATTAATATCAGACTGTGTGTTAGTGTTCCCCGCATTAGTGCGGATAGACTGCTCTAGCAGGTCGATAGTGTCAGCAGGGAGAGTATATTGGGATGTACCCGTTGTCAGAGAAACGGTCTTCTCTTCTATAGTCCATAGGTTTATACCACGGTTCTGCCACTCAATAGTAAGTAAGTTCATGGATCTACGGGCAGTACGTAGATCATACCCAGAACGCATCTCACGGCCCGCACGTTCCCACGCTTCTTCAGCAATCTCTGTGAAGTTCATATCAAACGCGGTTGTGTTCGATGTAGCCATTATGCTTTCCTATACCTTCTCGTCTTTTTCGCTATACTCTTTGGCTGCTTTACGAACTGCTTCCCGGCAGCAGTCCCCCGGCGCTTTGCTCGCGTGGTCGCTGCATACTCCTGCGGAGACAACGATTTTATGGCCTTCTCCGGTAAGTATCGTTCGCCCGTCTTCTTCGATGGTTTTCCTGATTTCGTGCGCCATTTCTGTTTTGTCCAATTCTTTAATGACCGTTGCGACTTCTTCAAACCACCAGATTTGTAGTACCTTCGCATTACGACTTGTAGCCCCCACCAGCCTTCTTGTACCGCTGGGCTAACATTTGCGCTTTACGGGCAGACCATTGGCCGGGATTTCCCCCTTTGCCACCAGCCTTAATGCTATTAAACAAGCGTTTTCTCATACCCGGTTTGGTATAATTACCAGCCTCATTAACCCGAGACTTAGTCTTCCCGCCTGTTTTGTAGTACTGACGCATTAGGAACCCTTCATAACTACCATTTTGGCCTTACGGACACCTTGACGAGCTACGCCACAACCACGGACTTTACCGCCCTTGTTGTACTTCTTAGCCTTAGTATTACCGCCTTTTTTATACCCTTTGATTTCTTTTCGTGCCTTCATAGCGCCGGTATCAAAATCGCTCTCAATACCAATAGCCCTTCCACCCGAACGTATAGCATCGCCTATATTGTCCGTAGCCTTATCAAGGAATCGGTTGGCACGACCTTCAAAGCCCGGCTTCTCGTTGCCAGCCATCTCGTTAGCCATCCGGCTAGAAGCACGGTCATAGCCCATTTGTTCACGTCGAGCGCGCTGCTGGGCTTCCGTCTTCTCGCGGTTCTGCCGCGCTCGTTCTTGCGCTGCTTCGCGACGTGCCTTTGCTGCGGCTTTCATTTCTTTGCGCCGAGTGTTCCTATCAGCAGCGTTTTGATTTCGTTTACGCTGGGCGGCGACCGCCTTATCCGCTTTTTCTTTAGCTGTCATTTTCATAATCAAGCACCTTTCATCTTAATCATTTTGGCCTTACGGACACCTTGGCGAGCCATACCACAACCACGAGGTTTACCACCTTTAACGCCGCCGCCATGACCGTACTTCATCATACCGCCGCCCATCATCTTCTTCTTTTTCTTCTTCTTGGGGCGCTCTGATGGAGGTAAGTCCATACCTTTGAAGCCTTCTTCTCGCTCTTTAGCGGTGGGTCGGCGTTTCATCGGTCCTTTCGGTGCCTCGATAGTAGGAATATCACCCATATCAATCATATCGCCTTTGGCGTACCGCATAACTTTGCCGCCGCCCATCATCTTACCTTTGCCGTCAGCAGCGAAGAAAGGGACTTTCTTACCACCCTCTTCGACCATCTTGAGGCCACCAGCTTTGTAACCCATCATCTCCTTTTTCTTCATGTCTTTCTTCATTTTATCTTCCTACTTTCTTCATAGCTTTGTTGTGTGAGGCTTTAAACGAACTACCCTTACGCATATCCTTCTTCATCTGCGCCATATGTTTGGCGGTATGATGTTTAGAATGCTTCTTTAGCGTAGTTTTTTGTCTGGCACTGATCTTCTTACGCATCTAACATCTCCAACGTTTTCTAGCTTGTCTTAAACGGCTGTTAGGATCTTTAGCTGCTTTAGGAAACTTCTTCATTTGCCCAGCAGAACGGGCGCAATAAGATTTGCGTCTGTTAGCTGCTTTACTACCGGGTTTGACTTTGCCTGTGACAGCAGTCTTTAGCTTGCTGCCGGGGTTTTTACTTCTATACGAAGCCACCCCAGCCCTAGTCATCCCTGCGCCGGACTTGG